ATTGCCAATAAAAATGAGATTGCATTATATAAAAGATTAGGATACGATTATTATTATCTGGGAGAATCCTCAGATTATAAATCAAAATTACAGGGATACGAAATTTCTAACTTCTTCGACGAATGGCAAAATTAATTGCAAATCTACCAACAAAGAAAATATGGGTACGAAAAGAGTATCTAACGGACTTTCAATCGGGTCACGGAGAGTTTGTAGAGGGTCTATGGGTCTGTGCAAAGTCAATTCAAGGTCGTGCTTTCTATTTTGAGACGTATTTACCCGAATATGGAGCAATGTATGATAAATTACCCATCTCTGCATTTCTATCACGACCAAAAACACCTGATCCTGACATGGATTTGGTCAATTTACAGTTCTGGAACTGTATGGACTATGATTTTACTGTGATTGTCAAGCAATTTGTGGCTCCAATGGAGTGGGAATGTCGAACAAGGCACTTTGGAAATCAAAAAGGACAGTATATTTGCACTTTGGACAACTATCACGGTGATTTTGACCAAATAGATGCTTCAACAAGTGAGATGCCTGATGAACATAAGTCATTTAACCTCATTGAATTACGAAATGGGCAGTTTTGTCTCTATCCAAACAATAGATGTCGCATCTTTGACACCTCAATGACACCTCAAGATGTTAAAATACCCGATTTTAAGGTATCAACACGTATTTTTGAGGTTGAGAATGACGTTAACTGGGGTCGATTAGGTGATTGTGATGATTATTTCTGGACAACACCTGATGAAAGACGAGAAGAGTAAGTATATACTTAATTGGATTCGAGAAATATCCAAAATTCGACCAGAATTAGGTAATTTTGCAATATGTCCTTATGCATCAGGTGCTAATTTTAGTATTCAAGAACAAAAATTACATCAAATTGTGCCAAATTCCGATTTTGATGTTATAATTCATATAGTTGAAGAAGACATAGACTCAAATTCTTTGTATAATGCGGTTGATGACTACAATAAAAACTATCCAGACTATAAATTTATTGCAGATCACGGAAAAACTAGTACATACATACAAGGAATACAGACAAATAATGGAAAATACAACTTAGTTCTTTGTCAACCACGACAAGAACTAACTGAAGCAAGAAAAAAACTTGCAAAAACCAATTATTACGATTATTGGGACAAAAATTACCTTGAAGAGGTTCTTGAAGATGACTACAGAATCATTAATGATGAAAAAACACGTTAAAAACGCTCATATGGGCACTCACTTACTTGTTGAAATATACAATGTACCCTTTGATAAGTTAAATGACCTCGAAAAAATTGAAGAAAGATGTGTTAGTGCTTGTAAAACAGAAAATTTACAAGTTTTAAACACTTATACACATCAGTTTGACCCATATGGAGTGACTTGTCTGATTTCTTTAGCAGAAAGTCATTTTTCTTGTCATACTTGGCCAGAAAAAGGTTGTGTTGCAATTGATATTTTTACTTGTGGAGGCAAAAATCCACGTTCTGTAGCTTGGTGGTTACTTGAATACTTTGATAGTGACGATTATGTGATGAATGATTATGCAAGATAGGGTATAAATAAATAAAAAGCATCAATAATGGCAAAATCAAAGGGATTTAAGGATATAAGTCTATCTTTTGAACCACATCCAGTGACAAAAGATATCCCAATTCTTGCAAACGAAAGAGCGATTGTCAGATCGGTTAGAAATTTGGTTGAAACAATACCTTCAGAGAGGTTTTTTGACTCAAATTTAGGGACTCCAATACGAGAAATGTTATTTGACAATTTTTCTGGCTCTTCTGTAATGATAATTGAAGATATGGTTCGCACAACAATAAGAAATTATGAACCAAGAGTAGGTGATATAGGTATTGAGGTTGATGCAAGACCAGATTCAAACGCTATCGATGTAAAAGTGCTTTTTGAAATTGTAGGAATGGAAGCTCCTTTACAATCTTTTGATTTTATACTAGAACCAACGAGATAATATGCCTTTTACACAGTTTACAAACTTAGATTTTGATCAAATCAAAACACAGATTAAAGATTTTTTGCGTTCAAACTCAAATTTCTCTGATTTTGACTTTGAAGGTTCTAACTTTTCAGTTTTAATTGATACTTTAGCATATAATTCTTATATTAATGCTTTTAATGCTAACTTGGTTGCAAATGAATCTTTCCTAGATTCTGCTACAGTTCGTGAAAACGTTGTTTCACTTGCAAGAACTATTGGTTATGTACCACGTTCTAAAACCGCTGCAATCGCTAGAATTAAACTCAGTGATGTAAACTTGGGTGCAACAAATGATAGCACTCCAAAATTCCTCAATCTTCGTGCAGGATTAGTTTGTGTTGGTAATGTAGCTAATACAACTTATAGATTTTCAATACCAGAAGAAATTTCATCGACTAGAGTTGTAGATATAGGTGGCACATCATTTGCTAAATTTGATAATGAAATCAGTGTTTATGAAGGAACTATTCTTCAGAGAGTTTTTCGTGTAGATACTTCACAAGATCAAAGATTTATTATTGATAGTCCAAATATCGATAGTTCAACTTTGAGAGTATATGTCAAAGGACCAGGTGATACTACACTTGGAAGAAAATATGCAATGGTAGATAATATATTAAACATTGATAAGAATTCTGAAATTTTCCTTGCACAGGAAGTTCAGGATGAAAAATACGAAATATTATTTGGTGATGGTTTATTTGGAAGAAAATTAGAAAATGCTCAAATAATAACTGCAAAATATCTTGTAACTGATGGTCAAGATGGAAACGGTCCATCACAATTCAGTTTCCAAGGAACATTTGAAAAACCTGAATCTAATGGTACATTTTCATTCTTTACACCTACTGATAATATAACAATAACCACCGTCTCAAACGCTTCTAACGGTGCTGAAGTTGAAGATGTGTCTTCTATTAAGTATTTTGCTCCAAGACTCTACTCAGCACAATATAGAGCAGTTACACCAAGAGATTATGAGGCAATAATTCAAACAATCTTCCCTGCTACAGAGTCTGTTGCAGTTGTTGGTGGAGAAGAATTAGACCCACCTCAATTTGGTAAAGTTCAAATCAGTATTAAACCTAAGAATGGTACATTTGTATCTGATTTTGACAAATCTCAAATTAAAAACAAATTAAAGAGTTACGCTATCGCTGGTATAAATTCTGAAATAGTTGATTTAAAAATACTATATGTAGAAATTGAATCTAATATTTACTATAACCCTGCTCAAGTTGATTCTGCGACATCCTTAAGAACCAATATTATAAGTTCATTGAATGATTATGCTAGTAACGTTGAACTTAACAAGTTTGGTGGTAGATTCAAATATAGTAAGGTTAGCACACTTATTGATCGTGTTGATAATGGAATTACATCTAACATTACAAAAGTAATTGTCAGAAGGGACATGAAAGCACTTCTTAATCAATTTGCTCAATATGAACTTTGTTTTGGAAATCGTTTTTTTATAAATCCAGCAGGATTCAACATAAAAAGCACAGGATTTACAATTAGTGGATTTACGAATATAGCTTATCTTACAGATATTCCAAATAAAAATATTGTTGGTAATCTTGATGGTAGTTTAAAAGGGACATTAAGTGTTGTTTCTAAAAATAATAAAAATCAACAAGTTGTGTTAGTAAAAGATGCTGGTATAGTTGATTATAAGAAGGGAGAAGTGATACTAAACACAATAAACATAACATCAACTGTGAGTGAAAATAATATAATTGAAGTTCAAGCGTTTCCAGAATCAAATGATGTAATTGGATTGAAAGATCTATATCTTAATTTTGACGTATCCAAAAGCACAATAAATACTCTTAAAGACGTAATTGCTTCAGGAGAAGATGTTTCAGGGGTTGTATTCACAAGAGATTACTATACATCAAGTTACTCTAATGGTGATTTAGAGAGGAAATAATTTATGTCGCAGTATGACAAAAGAATAAAAGTTAGCACGATTATTGAGAATCAGTTACCTGAATTTGTTTTAACTGATTTTTCAAAAGCTGCTGATTTTTTGAAGCAATATTATATTTCTCAAGAATTTCAAGGCGGTGCTGTTGATATAATTAATAATTTTGATCAGTATATTAAGATTGAAAATTTGACATCTGAAGTTGTAGTTGGGGTCACTTCAATTACATCCGATATATCTTCGGCTGATACAACTATTAATGTACCATCAACTAAAGGTTTTCCTGATGAATATGGACTTATTAAAATTGATAATGAAATAATATCTTACACTGGTATAACTTCTACTTCATTTACAGGTTGCATACGTGGATTTAGTGGAGTATCAGGGTTTAATGTTGGAATCTCATCATCTTTATTAGAAATTAATCGTGAACATGTAGTATTTGATGATACCATAGCATCTGAACATACCTCTGGAACTGAAATAAAAAATTTATCCGTTTTATTCATACAAGAATTTTTTAAAAAATTAAAAAAAACATTTTTACCAGGTTTAGAAAATAACGATTTTTCATCAGATTTAGATATTGGTAACTTTATCAAATTTGCACGTTCTTTTTATCAATCAAAAGGAATTGAAGAATCCATAAAAATCTTATTCAAAGTATTATATGGAGTTGAAGCGAGAATTCTTGATTTAGAAGGAAATCTAATAAAACCATCTGATGCTGAATTTATAAGAAGAGAAGTAGTAGTAGCAGATTTAATCACACCAAATGGAGAGCCACAAAACTTAACAGGTCAAACGATATTTAAGTCAACTGACACCTCAACAAACGCATCAGTATCAGAAGTTGAAATAATCAAAAGAGATGGAAAAAATTATTATAAAATTGCATTATTTGTTGGATTTAGTGACCGTGACCTAATTGAAGGTGTATTTACAGTTCCAGGTAATACAAAAGTTTTAGATGAATCACCTGTAGGTGCTACAATAATTAATGTAGATTCAACTGTTGGATTTGGCACAACTGGAACAATTGTAAGTGGTGCAAATTCAAACATAAATTATACATCAAAATCTATTAATCAGTTCTTTGGATGCACTGGTATAAATGTTGCAATCGGCACTGCACATAATGTAAGAGATAATGAAACTATTTTTGGATTTGAAAATGGCGATTTAACAAAGAGAGTTGATTTAAGAATTACTGGTGTATTATCTGAGTTAGTTCCGATTACTGATATAAGTTTAATTAATGAAGGTGAAAATTTCTTTGTTAAAAATATTGGTGAAAAAATAGAAAATGATGGTAAAAATTATAAACAAATATTTGCAAATTCATATATCTACAATACAAGTTCAAGATTTCAAGTTGATATTCCAGTTGGTAGTTCAACTTTTACACTAAAAACTCCGATTGATAAATCATCTCTTAAAGTTGGTGATAGATTTGATATTCTAAAAAGAAATGAACAAGTTGTTGTTGGTAGTGGTACGGTTGCAAGTATTAACGTTGGACTAAAACAAATTACAGTATCTAATATTGCTGGATTTACACAAGATGCAAATCAATTATATGATATTCGGAGAAAAGTTGAAAAAGCAACGAGTTCAGGTGTAAGTATCGCTCAAGGAAATGATGCAATTATTGCTGACACTTTAAGTGTGTATACTGATGGAAACCAAGATGGATACGTTGCATCTAACTCATTACCAAGTTATGATATCACAACTAATATTATTGAAGAAACTCTTATAGGAAGCACAGCATCAGGTCTTGATGGATTCAATCCATTAAATGATAGATATAGTTTTATCAATTTTAATATTAGTAGAAATATAAAATTTATTCAAGGTGATGCAGTAACTTATCAACCAGAGGGTGCTGGATTAATTGGATTAGACACTGGTAGAACATATTTTGTTGATCCTGTAATACCAGATGATCCAAGTCAAGATATTACAAAAATAAGGATATTTAACTCTACTGCTCAAATTGGATCTGCGAGCACTGTTCAAGTTGGACCTACAACATCAACGACTGATGTTCATAGATTTGTATTAGAGAAACATAAAAGTAGAGCATTAGAACCAGATAATGTATTAAGAAAGATTCCATTATCTCAAAACTTATTTGTTAGTTCAAATCAAGACATACCTACGAATGATATCGGTATTTTAATAAATGGAGTTCAAATTCGATCACCAATTTCTGATAATCAAATTTATTATGGACCTTTAGAATCTGTTGATCTTTTAAATGGTGGAAGTGGGTATGATGTTGTGAATCCACCCATTGTTGGTATTGAAACAAGCACAGGAGTTGGTGCTGCTGTAGAACCAATAATTCAAGGAACAGTAAAAGAAGTATTCGTTGATCCTCAAGAGTTTGATATTGATACAATTACTAGCATCTCTCTAACTGGTGGTAACGGAAGTGGATGTGTGTTACAACCAATATTAGGAACAAGAAATAGAGAATTAGAATTTGATAGTAGAGATATTTTCTTTAATGGTGGTGTTGATATTGTCAATGAAACTATTACATTTAAAACAGAACATAATTTAGATGATGGAGAACTTGTTTACTATGGGTCAAATGGTAACTCACCTATTGGTATAGGAACAGCATATGATTTACTTAATCAGATTGATGCTACTTTATCTGATGGTGCTCCATACTTTGTTAGGTCTGTTAACCCAACAACTGTTAGAATTTTTAATAGTAGAGTAGATGCATTGTTTGGCACAGCGGGTATTAACACTGTTGGTCTATCAACTGATACAGCTGCAAGTGGTATTCATAAATTTAGAACAGAAAGTAAGAATACTTTAGTAGCAGTAAAAGTATTAGAAGAAGGATCTGGATATACACATCGTAAATTAAGAGTTAAACCAGCAGGAATATCTTCATCATTCAATACAATATTTTTTGATAATCATGGATTTGAGAGTGGAGAAATAGTTGAATATTCTGCAGAGACTACACCAGTTCAAGGATTAAGCACATCTAATTCATATATCATTAAGAAGTTAAATAATGATTCATTTAAATTAGCTAACGCTGGTGTAGGTGGAACTTCAAATGTAGATTATAATCGTGGTAAATTTGTTGATTTTACTTCATCTGGTGAAGGTTTCCAAATATTTAATTAGAAAAATTGATCAGTTTAGACCTCATCTCATCATTTTTTCCTGGAGAGATATACAAATTTATGCTCCTGTAGATGGCAGAAGTGGAAACCCACTACAAAAT